ACTCTCTCGCTGAGTTCACTGCTCCCGATCAGTTTAAAGAGTATGATGCCCTCAAGAAGCGTCTAGACTATGTTCTGGGTAACAAGAGCACTCCTCGCTACCAAGAAGAAGATCTTGAAAATGAGAGTGAAGGGCGTGGTGTTGCTCCTGCAGTAACTTCTACTCCTGGTGACTTTAATGCAGAGGACATCGTGAGTTCTAGTTCTTCTAGTGGTGAAGAAGATGACGCAATGGCATACTTTGCTAAACTTGCTGAAGAGTGAAGTCTGATTACACAATAGACCGTGTAACCAAATCCGATGCCGCAGATTTACTTCTGCGGTTTCATTATTTGAAGGATATATCTAAAACTTTTAAGTCTGGATATAATTATGGTCTATACAAAAACAATGATTTTTGTCCTCTAAATATTGGAGGCATTCAGGGAGTCTGTATTTTTACAGGTCTCCCTGTTCCTGAAATAGCAAAAGGTGCTTTTGGATTAGAAAGAAATGAGCAGCAAGGACTCTTTGAACTCTCAAGACTCTGCATCCACCCCAACACTCAGCAAGAAGAGTATAACATTACTTCTTGGTTTGTTGCTAGAGCAATCAAAAGACTTAGAAAGGAGACAGAGGTCAGAGCAATTATTTCGTATGCTGATAGTGACCATCATGGTGGTACAATTTATCGTGCTTGCAATTTTAGGTACTGCGGTTTATCAGATCCAAAAAAAGACTTTTACTTCAATGATGGTTCCAAACATTCGAGGGGTAAAATTGGAGATGCCGAAGGTGAATGGAAAGATCGTTCTCGCAAACATCGTTATGTAATGACTTTTGATAAGAGTCTAGATCTCTTATGGACCGAGCAATCTAGTATTATCAGTCACTGATAATCTTGAATTAATTGTATGACTACTATCTTCATAATGCATAATGTTTCTCATATCATTCAAGAATATTTGTAGATATGATGGTTTCATTAATTGAATCTTTCTTTTCTTTTCATTCTTTAACGTTTCATACTCATAGTTTGAAATTCCTGTTACAGGATTTATATCTTGGTTAACACCAGTATACTTTGTTGATCCGTAACCAGCAAAAGGTGGATTTGCATTAGGATCTGGAGGAGTACCACCCCCACCACCAATGTCTGGATCAGTAATATAAAACTTAGTTGCAGAAGCATCATATGGAGTCTTAATTTTAAAATTTTGATCAACTATTTGACCACCAGGTAAAATTAATCTTCCCCTATTATCTTTAACTTCAATAGTCTCATAGTGGTGAACATTATTTACCTCTGTGAGACCGTATTTGTTTTCAACATACCTGTAGAGATCATAGTTAGAAATTGGCCATTCATCTTTAATATTAGTAATACCTGCAGTCAGGATTACAACCCAATCTAGGTCTGCCTTTCCATAAAAGATCTCTGCGACATTATCTGGTCGCTGCATATCTAAGATTGTATACTTATCAAAAAAAGCAACTTTATCCGTAATATAGTCTTGAAGTTTGACTCTACGGAATAAGTTTTTAATTAGTACATAGTCCCTAGAAGAAACTTTGTCTAAAAGAGTTGACTGATATAAAAGATTTGGTAGTTCTCTGAAATAAGACATTAGTAACCTACACCTCCTGCTACGTTCAATGCTTCATCTACATCAGCATATGGACCATTGAAACCTTGTACTTCATAATCCTCTGCATAGATTGGATTAATTTCTTTGAACTCACATAAGACTTGAATATGAACTGGTGTACCATCTGGATAAGTTGCATATGTTCCAGATGCTGTATAGTTAACACTCAGTTGTGATAAAGAACATATTTTGAATCTATTTAAGAATGGATGTGCTCTTTGTCCAGTCACATATTCCAATTGAAATACTTTAGGTGAACCAATGAAAATTGCGGGATTACTTCCTTTTTTTGGCACCATCGACGATTTTAGACATCTAATAATTGCCATTACTTCTCTTGCTTCAACTTGATCTCTTGGTGTAAAATCAAATGTAAACGGAAATGATCTAAGAGTTACGCCACTAAACAAGAGTTCAAGATTTGATTGTAGAATTTGTCCAGTTGCTCTAGAAATTATCGAGTTAGGACTTACGTTAGCGCCTAGAGCATTGAGTGCTTGACCGCTAAGAGCTGCTTGTATTGTATTTGTAGTATTTTTGTCTAGACCCTCAAATTGACCTTTAATTAATGCCTTTGCAATATCTCCACTATCTCTAACAAATCCTGTGGGATTTTCAAAAAATCTATTAGTGGCTTGTAATCCAGCAGCTTGTAATGGATTTAAACTATCTTCAGAATAAGATACTGCTAACGCATCACTGATTTGTTGAGGAATTGGTAAGTATATGTATTTTGTATTTTTTCGCTTTACCTTATCTGGATTTCTTTGAAAAAAGTCAGAAGCTGCTGTAACACCTAATTTTTCAAGATTTATACCTGTGACCCCCTCATACTTTTTACCATTTTTTGTCACTTCCCCAGTTTGTAAAATATTCCCAAGATTAAAAAGATTAGAGGCACCACTATCACTGGTTCTAAATTGATCAAATATTGATATGTACAAAGCGTCTGTGGTATTTGATAACGCTTCTCTTGGATATCGATAGACCTCTGGTCCAGTATCTGTATTGTTAGGATTATTTTTGGTATCACCACCAGACTTCTCTTGAGATTTGGCAGCATCTTGCGCCTTCCGCGCTGAAGGTCTCACCCTACCATCAAATCTGGGATCATAACCTCCCCTTGCATTAATATCTCTATCTCTAATGTCTGCCATTTAAATGGTTTTTATTTATTTAGCCGCCAACTTTGAAATCTCTAATAGGTAGCATCATAACGTCTCTAAGTTCTGATGGATAAATTTCATAAATGCCATCAGATATAACTTCACTTGCAAGATAATTTCTTATTGACTGACCTTTTCCCAACCAATGAAAGTTCTGACCTATCCAACCTCTATCCGATACGTTTCTTATCTGCACTACAGGGTTCCTATCATATCTGATACCTGGAGTGATTGCAACATATTTGTAGACGTATAACTTTCCTGGAACTGGCGCATCCGCTTTTTCAAGGACTTCAAGTAGTTGATTCATAACGATATCTGGGTCTCTGACACCTATTACCTTATTTGTTACAGTACGAATCCTATTACGATTTTCATCAGTGTCTGTGGGTCTCTGAGATGCCTCTGCCGCTGCTCTTGCTGCCCTCTGTTCAGCAAGTTTTCTTCGTTGTGACTGTAAGAGTGTTTCCCTCTTTTTAATTGCCATTACTTGATACCAAGTTCTTTTTCTGTCATAACTTTGAAGTCCCACATTCTATCTTTGCAGTATTCTTGTGCTGCTTCCCACTTTGCTTGATTTTTGACATATTCAAATGCCTCATTCAGATATTTCTTTGTCTGTCTCTTAGGTTTAGGTGGAGGTGAACATTGCCTCAAAGGTTTTACTTCAATAAGAGATGACCTGATTTTACCGTTCACATCTTTATACTTGATAAAGAAGTCTGGAAAATATCTATGAACTCGATTATCAATAGGAGATCTATATGGAATACAAAATTCTTCTGACTGCCACTCTATAATATTTGTATTATTGTCACAGTAAACCATAAATTTACGTTCCCAAAGAGAACGATATACAATATTGGTCGGATCTCCCTTATATTTCTTTGGATATGAGGGTCTGTATTTTCCCTTATATGACATCTAAATAACTAAACAATCACCTATAATATATTTAGAGTGCCTAGACCATTACCGAAAAAAATATCTCAAATAAAACCAGTCATAGGAAATGTTGCACTAACCTCACATTACATGGTGCAGTTTGGTGGTCTTGCTGGCACTTTAAGGAAATACCTAGGTCAGAGGGGTATTGATAGTAGATATATTACTGAGACAATCGGACTTTTATGTAGTAGAGCAATCCTGCCTGGTAGTGGATTTGCTACAGCAGATGTTGTGGGAAATTTTATGGGTGTTGCAGAGAAGTTTGCACACACCAGAATATTCACTCCAATGACTATGGAGTTTTATGTTGATAATTCATATAGATCTTTGAAGTTTATTGAGCATTGGATGGAGTTTATTGCTTCAGGAACTGAATATTCTGATGGAGTAAGCAATTTAACGCCAGGATATTATTATAGAATGAATTATCCGAAGCAATATAAATGTGATCAAACTGTAATTACAAAATTTGAAAAAGATTATAAGAGGTATATTGAATACAGATTTTATGGTCTGTATCCACTTTCTTTAGATTCTACTACAGTTTCATATGAGGGTTCTAATATCTTGAAGGCTTCGGCAACATTTCAGTATGATAGATATGTCTCTGGACAATCAAGTTCTCTTGCAAGTTTCTTAGGGACAACTAGTAATAAAGATGGACTTGAGTCTGGAACTGGAACTGGTAATCAGTCCCAACGAGGGCAACAGAAATTAGCAAACGGTTTTAATAATTCTAATAGTAATTCTTCATCAGGTGCTGACTTTTTATCTGATGCTGGTATTCCCCGATTTACTGGATTGAGCAATAGTGGAGAATTCTTTAAATCAGGTAGTAGTATATTGAATGATGATATCATTAATGCTTCCTGGTCTTCAGAATTTAGGTTCCTCTGATAACCCCTCTAAATAATTTTACTGACGTGCATGAATTGTAATGCCTTTACCAAAAATTTCTACGCCAACTTATGAGTTGGCAATCCCTTCTACTGGAAAAAAGATCAGGTATAGACCATTTCTAGTTAAAGAAGAAAAAGTTCTTGTTATTGCAATGGAGAGTGAAGATCTTTCTCAAATTGTCAATGCGGTTAAAGATGTAATTAAATCTTGTATTCTAACAAGAGGTGTAAAAGTAGAAGAACTTTCTACATTTGATATTGAATATTTGTTCCTCAACATTCGTGGTAAGTCTGTTGGTGAAGAAGTTGAAGTTTTGGTTACTTGTCCAGATGATGGCGTAACAAAAGTTCCTGTACTTATTAGTCTTGATGAGATTCAAGTACAGTTTGATGATACTCATTCTAAAGATATTAAACTTGATGATAGTTTGACATTAAGAATGAAATATCCGTCGATGGAAGAATTTGTTAAGAATAACTTTGCGGTTAGTGAAATCAATCTTGATGAAACTTTCAATGTCATTATGTCATCCATTGAGCAGATTTACAGTGAAGAAGAATCTTGGTCCACTAAAGATTGTACTAAGAAAGAACTTCGTGAATTTGTGGAGCAACTAAGTTCCAAGCAGTTTAAAGAAATTGAGAACTTTTATCTGACAATGCCTAAATTGTCCCATACTATGACAGTGACAAATCCAAACACTGAAGTGGATAATGAGGTTGTTTTGGAGGGATTAGCAAGTTTTTTCGGGTAAGTATGGCTCATACTAATATTGAGTCATACTTTAGAATTAATTTTGCTTTGATGCAACATCATAAATACTCATTAACAGAATTGGAAAATATGATACCTTGGGAGAAAGAAATCTATCTAACACTACTTCAACAATACATTGAAGAAGAAAATCTAAAAGCACAACAAATGAATGGTTAGTACTCCTGGAAGTAGAAGATCACTGATATCACCCCTTGCATTTGCAGGAAGAACGGCAGAACCTGCTCAACCAGATCCTGTAACTAATAAGTTACTCAACCAAAACTCATTGCAACTTGGATTGGTTGCATCACAGATAAACAGTCTCAATAGAGATGTTGTTTCTCTCAATACATCACTACAAGTAATTAGTAATAGTTTAGCAACTTCTCAAGCATTAGAAAGACAGAAAGAACAACAAGAACAATTATTAGAATCAAAATTAGCGCAACAACAATTGCGTGAAGGTAAAGAAAGTATCATAGAGAAAAAAATTGAAGCTGCTGCTATTGCACCTGCACAGAAACTAGCAAATAAAGCATCATTTAGTTTAGGTAAGTTGGGAACATTCTTCCTTACACTTATTGGTGGATGGTTGGGAAGTAATTTAGTTGAAGCTCTTCAAGCTAGATCTGAAGGAAACACAAAAAAACTTAATGAAATAAAAACTGAGACTATAACTGGTCTTGGTATTATAACTGGTATTTTTGTTGCGTCTAAACTAGCACTTACTCTTTTAACTGGTAGTTTTGGCAGAATTGCTATCCTACTTGCTGGCATTGCTGCTACTGGATTATTTACAGAACCAGGACGAAATTTTATAGAAATACTAAAAGGAGCTGCTGTAGATTTTTATAATGAGATACGAGATAAGGTTCCTTTTGGGGATCGTATTTTACCAGAAATTTCTACTGGTGAAAAAGAAGAAACTGAAGAAATAGAAACGGAACCAGGAGCAGAACCAGAACCAGAACCAGAACCAACAATAGATCCTTCCAAACCACCAGGAATGAACAAAGGTGGTTTAGTAGAGGGAACATCCGGCATTGATCAAATTGCTAGAATGTTGACTGACGGGGAATTTGTTATGCCAGATAATGCAGTTAGTAATTATGGTGTAGATTTTATGGAATCTATACGTGCTGGCGAATCATTGTTTGCAACAAGCGCACCAGACATTAGTACTCCTGCTGCTCAAGTGCAACCAATGGAGAATATATCTGGTGAGAAACTTGATCCTGCAGAAAAAGGAGGTCATAAAGAGCAACTAGATGCAAAATTAGAACCAACTCCTGCTTCAGACAATTCTAAAACAGAACCTGCAAATGTTCCCCTTGCAGGAGATCCATCACAAGGATTGGAACCTGGACAAATAACTCCTGGTGATACGACACTTGCTGATATGGGATTTAGTACAAAAGAAGTTCAAGGATTTATTAATGACGAGAATTATATTGGCAAAAACGGAAAACTCCCACCAAATATGTTTACGCCGATTCAAAAGGCACAAACAGTTGCGGATAGAGTTTCTCAACCACCAGCAGAGCAACCAATAAACGTTATTCCAATACCAATTCCGCCTGCTCCTAGTCAACAATCATCTCCACGTCCATCTGCACCTGTTGCATCTGGTCCTGTTGGAAATGTTCCATTATATGCAACTAGTGATTCCGACAATATGTACAGATTAGCAGCTGTCTCTGCATTTAACGTACCTTCAGTATAATGGCAGAAGCACAAAAATCTCTTCTAAAAAATAGTGATAGTTTAGGGAACATTAGAAGTTCTCTACTATCTTTTGGTGAGGGTTTAAAAACTGCAAACTCCACTAGTATTGGTATCCAAAAAGGTCTTAATGTAAACAATAGGGAAAAGCAGAGAGCAATACTAAAAAAATCTGAAATATTCAGAACAAGAAGAGAAGCAGTACAGAGGAAAGAAAGAGAGAGTGTAATTGAATCTGGAAAACTTCCAAATATTATTTCTAGCGCACAAAGAACTATATCCGGAAGCACCAAGGGATTCCTTGGAAGGATTATGGATTTTGTTGGTACTGTTATGCTTGGATGGTTACTGACAAATTTACCTGGAATTATTAAGGCAGTTCAATCCCTTATTGAAAGAATACAGCAAGCAAGAAAAATTTTACAATCTTGGATTGATAATACGACTGAATTTTTCCAAGACTTTACTTCATTACTCGATGGAATCTTAGGAAAAATATCTGGTATATTAAAACCAGATGAAGTCAAAGAAGCAAAAGACAATGAGAAAAAAGTACGTAGTGGCGTTAAATCACTTGAAGATAATATTCTCGGAATGGTCCAATTATTCCAAAATTTTGATCTTCGTACATGGTTTAATGACTTTATCAGATCATTTGGAAAAAAACCAGGTATAGATCCATCACAATTACCACCAGGACCAGGACCAGGAACATCATCTGGTGGAGCAGCGAATGCTGGTAGATTTTCTCCAATATTAAATTTAATTGGAAGTGCTGAGGGTGGATACACATCTATCGCACCAAATGATGAGAATCCAAATCTTACATCTATGACAATTGCTCAGGCAAACGAAGCAGTTGGAGTTGATGGTGGAAAGGGTGCAATTGGTAGATATCAATTAACAAGTCCATTGACACAAGCAGCACTGGCAAACTTAGATCCAGAAAAAGATCTTTTCAGTCCAGCAAATCAGGATAAGATTGCTATAGCATTGATTAAAAACCGTGGTATTACTGCGGATATGATTATCAATAATCCAAATGAAGCTGCAAAAAGACTTGCAATGGAATTTGCTGGACTTCCTGTTTTGGAAGATACTCAGGGGTACAAGCAACTTGTTAAGAGGGGTGAAAGTTATTATAGAAACTTTAATGGAAATCGAGCGACGATTACTCCAGAGAAGGTTGAATCCGCATTTGAGCAGTTCAAAACTTATGAAGAACCAAAGTCTGCACAAACAACACCTCCACCCACGATAGATCCTGCCACAAAATATACTAAAGGTCAGAATGTAACCAGTCTTCTTGGGAAAAATGCATCTATTACCAGTCTTTTAGGGGCACCTAGAAAGCATGGACCACACGGCGGTATTGATATTGGTTGTGATCCTGGATTATTTGTTTCTTTGAAAGTGGATTCTGAGGTTATGGGTAGCGCCAGAGGTGGTGGTTATGGTGAAGTTATTGATGTTTGGGTAGAATCTTTAGGTGTTCAATTAAGATTTGCACATAGCACCAGACATATTATTACTTCTGGTAAAATACCTGCAGGCACATCATTCACAGTTACTGGATATTCTGGAACTGTTGATCCACCAGGACCTGCAGGATCACATATTCACTTTGAAGCAAATACAAATAAAGGTAGCACAACATATGGAAGTAATACTTCACCAGATCCATATGTTTCTTTAATTCAACTTACAAGTGTACAGATTACTGGAACTGCACCTCCAGTACCACCAGCAAAAGTATCTTCACCAGCAAATAATACATCTTCTAATACATCAACACCAACAAACTTAGCACCTGTAAATAAATCTAGGAATATTACAGTTCCAATAAATCCAGCAGCACCACCTCCTGCTGGCGCACAACAACCAACAGGTGGTGGTCCACCAGCAGGTAAACCTATGAATATTTCATCATCTGATCCGTTAAATAGATTTATAACTACGTTATTGTTAACAGAACTAGGAAATACATAATGTCAGCAACAGATAGTTCACAATATGATGAGATACTTATAGAATCTACTACAGATAAGAATAGAACTGTAGATCTGAGAACAGGTGTTCAGTCTATAGATTATTATGAAGATCTTTTCTCTCCAACTATTACTGCTAAGATTCTGGTAACTACAACTGGTAGTGTTATTGATAATACTGGTGTGTATTTGGGATTGCCTTTAAGAGGTGGTGAAAGATTATCAATGAAGATTGAAGGGAATACTGATAATAATCCAGGATTAAATTTTTCTGATAATAATTCTCTTTATGTTTCTGGTATCACCAATGTCATTCGTGATAGTAAGCAGGAAACTTTTGTATTAAATCTATGCTCAAGAGAAGCAATTACTAATGAAACTTCTAGAGTTCCTATAAGATTTCCAACATCATCTCCAATATCTGTATCAGCAGAAGAAATTATAAAAAAATATCTGGTAACAGGTAAAGAACTCTTTATTGATCAGACATCAAATAAGTATGGTTTTATTGGTAATATGAAAAAACCATTTACTTTACTCACTTGGTTAGCATCAAAAGGTGTACCAGAATCTGGTGGAGATGGAACTGCTGGATATTTTTTCTATGAAACGCAAGATGGGTATTGTTTCAAGTCTGTTGATAGTTTAATCTCTCAAGAGGTCTCTGAAGTTTATACTGTTACTGAGATTTCCGATCCTAATAATAAGCAAGACTTCCAAATTCTTAATCATGTGACGACTAGAAATAATAATCTTCTAGAAAAACTTCGTTTAGGTCAGTATTCAACACAAAGAAGTTATTTCAATCCCCTTACGTTTGATTACACTCGACCAGAAAAAGGACTATTCAAATTAGAAGATTATGCAGGTAAGTCTAAAAATCTTGGTAGATCATTTGGAATGCCACCAATAAATGAAGGATCTGAAACTACTCTTGCAGATATTCCAAGTAGATTGGTTACTGGAATTGTAGATATAGGAACACTTGAAGATGGCGTATCTTATGAAGAAAATGCCGATGCTTTTAGGTATCAGTCTCAATCAATTATGAGATATAATCTTATGTTCACTCAAGCAATGACCATAACTATTCCATCTAATACGAACTTGAGAGCAGGAAACCTTATTCAATGTCTTTTCCCATCAACTACAGTTTCAAAGGGTGGTGAATTTGATACTGAAATTAGTGGTCTATATATGATAAAGGAACTTTGCCATCACTTTGATGTTGAAGGATCATATACCTCATTAAAATTGATCAGAGACACCTTCGGTCAATACGGAAAAAATAACAAGTAATACCAATGTTAGAGGAGTCTTTACTTAAAACAAATTTTATAGGAAGAGACGGATTCCGTTGGTGGATTGGTCAGATTGCTCCGGAGATAGCACAGGGCAAACAGATCAATGGTGGTGGATGGGGTAATCGATTCAGAGTTCGTATTCTTGGATATCATCCATATAGTGTAATTGATCTTCCTGATGATAAACTTCCTTGGGCACAAGCACTTCTAGGTTGTACTGATGGTTCTGGTGCTCAGAATAGAGCAACATCAGTAAAGATTTCTCCTGGTGATTCTGTTTTTGGATTCTTTCTTGATGGTGATAATGCCCAACAACCCGTAATTATCGGTATATTTGGTAGAACCAATATGGTTCCATCTACTGATTATAAAGGACCTTTTGAAGCATTTACTGGATATACTGGTGCTGTTAAGAATGATGGTGCAAATATTCCAAGAAATGAATCGAATGAGTCTAATACTACTTCGCAGAAGCATGTACGATCTATAGATACTGCTACCGCTAAGAAGTTAAATAAATCAAATGGAACTGGAGGAGATCCTGCAAATCCAAATGCAGAAATATCAGCATCTAGTGCAATTGGTCAAAAAGTAACTGCTGCTGATAGTGGAGAAGATAGTGCAGTTAAGACCATTAAAAATGATGTTGATAACTTTGTAAAGAGGATTCAGGATATCACTGACGGTGTAACTGGATTTATGAGTAATGTTGATCAAGCAATTGGGAATGTAAAGCAAGATCTATATCGAGAAATTAGTAATATGACTGCGAGTATCCAGAAGGGTGCTACTCGTATGGTTCAGGATATGACAAAGAACCTTAGTGATGCTATGGTTCCAGTATTGAATGGTGGATTACAAGTTTTATTTGATGGTGTTTATGCAACTGTTCTTGCTGCAACAGGAAGCGATTCTATTGCAACAAAAGCAGGAACTGTTGCACAGGCACTATTAATTGGTCCAGTTAAAAAATTATCTGATGCAATACCCTGTATTGCAAATAATGTAATTAATGGACTCTCTGGTATGATTGATGGGGTTCTTAAGAATGTAGTAGACAACGTAACAAACTTTGCATCCTGTATTGCAGATCAAGTAGTCGGTTCTATTATCAATCATATTATAGGTGGAGTAACTAAATTTATTCAACCATTACTTGGTGGTCTTGATAAGATTTTGATGGGATTTAGTCCTCTCAACTTTTTAAAGAGTACTGCTGATGCAATTCTTGGTATTGCAGATTCTCTCAGTTGTAATGCAATTGCTCCAGAATTTAATCTTGGTTCTAATGAATGGATTATTGGAAAAGGATCTAGTGATAAAGTAGGAAGACCTGTTAGTGATATCTTAGAAACTGCAAACCAGGCACTTAGTATTGGTACAGCAGCATTAGACGCCGTTCAAGATATTGCTGGAGCTGCCGAAAGTGCTTTAGGTGTATTCGACTTTATGAATCCAAGTGTTTCTGTTCCAGGATTCAAGAGTGCTCTTGGCAGTTGCTATACAGGTCTTCCAGAACTTGGTGGATGTGGTGGTACAAAAATCAAGATCTTTGGTGGAAATGGTGAAGGTGGAACTGCAAACGCAATCTTTGGCGGAATTAAGGCTCTTGCTAATGCTGATAGAGGATTGACTGGTAGTCTTCTTGGTGTAGACCTTGTAAATGGTGGTGGTGGATATACATTCCCACCATTTGTTGAGATTGTTGATGAATGTGATAGAGGATATGGAGCATCTGCAAGAGCAATTATTGATTATGATCCAGATTCTCCAACCTTCCAAAATATTACTGATATTTACGTTGTAACTGAAGGAGAAAACTATACTATTGGTGGTGATGTTGAGGATTATATTCCAGATGATCAGAAAGGTCCAGTTATTGTTAGATCTGGTAGTGGATATGATCCAGATGATATTGTTCGTGATAGTGAAGGAAATGAATACTCAGTTCAAGTTGACACTTCAGGTAGAGTCTACAATGTAATTCGTACTTCTAGTGATGTTGGAGAGGTAGGAACTGGAAGTGGTGGTGGAAGTGGCGTATTAACTTATAAGTCAGTAGAAAATACTGTAGAATATAATGCAGTTTCTGCCACTGGTGCTGGTTTAAGACTGAGACCAAGACTTATTAAGAGACCTACAGAATTCCAAGGCGAGGTTAAGCAAGTTATTGACTGTATTTCTAAAGAAGATGATCTTGTAGGATATGTAAATGGCGAACCTTACTATGGACCATTCCATATCCATCCGACAAATGGAAGAAAAATGGTTGGTGCAACGCATAGAAAGGCACCACATCAATACATTTATGACACTCAATCGGAAAGTCTTGGATCTTTATCCTCAAATGTAAGCACTACAACTCAAATAAACACACAAACATCAAC